ATTAAAAATAGGTAAGGGCGGCATTAAACCTAAGCCATCAGTGCAGCCCAACTGATAGGAAACAACGGCTCTATTAACGCGCTGATTTGTTCCGCCACATCTCGGGTCTCTTTCTGTGCGTGTGAGTCTAGTCTTAACTTGCACACCCTAGCGAAAAACACGAGGCTGCCTGTCCATATCCATGTCGTTTCTGAGCATATAGGGATGACCACACGCGCTTGTTCAGGGCATACACCACTTTCAATCAAGTAGTCGTATGTAGCCAAACAATGATCCATTAGTTGATTTATGTGTTCCTGATCGACTTCTACCAACTCATCGCTTGAGCCTTGCTTCACATTCTCTGCGACTCTGCGCCATTTGGTAGGCACATCCAACACGGGCGCAGTTGACACATACCGTCTGCTGACTTCGTTTACCACGCCCCCAATTTGGTGCTTGGCTAGCTGCCTAGCCACATAGATTGGCATCGTGACTCTAAACTTAATGCTCGTGTGAGCAAAAGGCGTCCAATGCTTATGTTTTGCTAAGTAGTGAATTAGCCGCTCATCCTTTTCTGACAAAATAGGCGCCCAGTTCCAATCAAACTCACATTCCGATTCATTATCAAAGCTAACTCGCGCTGCGTTCACCACATCCAAATCGCATCCCATGTGGTCCAGTAATTCAACGTGCATTATCAGCCTCCGTAAGCGCCTGTGAAACGGCGTAGCGTAGATTAAAGTGCCACGCTTTGGTTGGCACAGAACATTGGTTTTCTTCCCATAATCGCCTGTAGGAAGGGTATTTAATGGTGCCGCTCGGCACTACACACCTTACGTAAAAGTCATTCTTAGATATGCAGATTAACCCTTTTCTAATTGACACTTCGACGCTAGGAATTTGGTTCAAAGTGCCAAGCACTCGATGCGTGTTTTGATTTGTTTTGCTATTTATCATGGCTTAACCCGTTAGCGGCTTTAGTAAAAGCGGCTGATATGTCTAAAAAAAGAGTTTGCAAGACGTGCGTGTTGTCGGCTAGTTTTGTATGAACAATGATTGGTTGTTGTTCAAAAATATCAGGCTTCCATTCAGGTCTGTTTGTTATTGTAAAATTCCATGCGGTTTTTCCGTCTGCACGAATGTGACTAACAAGCAAACCTTTGTCTCTCATATAACAAAGTTTAGCACTAATAATCTTACGCGCTTTGATTGAACTCATATGTTTATAAGCGCCGTTTTCCGTCAATTTTACATAAACGTCATTGGTGCTTGCCGGTAATGGCATCCCTCTCAAAGTTTTTTCCAAAAGATCATATATTGTTGATTGAGCCATCATTATTCCCCTTGTTTGTTAAATTGCCAGTCCCTCACATTCTGCGACTCACGCAGCGCACTCGACTGGCTCCGGCGATGGTGCAAACTCCACCGGCTGGTTTTGTCCTTGCATCAGAGATACAGTCAAGGCTCCATATGCCGAGACTTCTGTAACAGGTCATCTAATTTGGTTATTGTGCGCTCAATCTGCCACCACAGAATGCGGCGGCGGATAGCGCGTATCCATGGCGCTGGTTTGACGGCCTTCGGTATCACAAGGCCGTAGGTGTCCAGCAAATCCCCCTTCATTGGCAGGCGACTCATTGCGTCGCCCACAAAACCACAATGATTCCAAACGATCCGCCCACCACAATATGGACGGCGGCTAGTAATAATGCTTCTTTCATGGTTTTATCCCCTCAGTGTTTTAATTATTGCCAAATCGCGATGAATTCGGTCAATGTCGGTTATTCTGCCAGCCATGACGTAACCCGCCATGGCGTAACCGAACGTACCGGCGGCGATTGAGGCCGCCAGTGTGGCAACTAAGATAATTACAATAATCATCTTAGTCTCTGTTGTCGTAGATATAGAAATCTACGGCCTCGAAGGAAGGCTTTTCGCCTTCTGGGGCGCGATTGGCGTTTTCAAATACGCCAATTAGAAAACTGCCGCACAGCCGCATAGCAGCGACTGGATGAACTACCACTACTCCATCGAATGGGCCGCTTTCATGGCCGACGATATCGGTTACGTTGACGCTGAACGCGTCGCGGTCACCGATCGGGACTAGAGTAATGCCCTTGTCAGAGGCCAGTTGGGTCTGGCCGGTGGTTGGCGTGTGGCGGCTAATAAATGCGAATCGCATTTTGTATCTCTCCTAACGTTAGGTAAATACCAAAACACATAACAATGTTTTGGTATGCGGCGGTGTGCCTATCCTATTTTTACGGTTGGATTTCCGTTTTGAGGCATCAAGCTATCGGTTCTCAACTACCGGACAGGCTCACTGTCATATCTATGGTCACGCATAGCCGCCCATTTTTTTTGCATTTATAGCCGGTGATATGGAACCGGCTGTTTGACTTAAATCATCTTGAGAGGTAATCCCATTTGTTGAGCCAGACGATTAGCGCGACGTTTGCCGCGTTCGCTGGCATTTGATTTGACAACCACCGCGTCATACAGCGGCGCGTTAAACGCCGCTTCAGCGTGATGGCCCGTGTGAACGCAACGGCTGTATGCGCTCAAGAACCTGTTCATGTCGCGGTATGGGCGCTGTTTACCATACCCGCGACGTTTGGCTTTTAAGATGCCGTCGCCGTCAATGACGGTCCAGGCATCGTATAGCCAGCCACGCGCAAACGTGGATTCTGGATTGGCGATTGCCAATCCGATTTTGGCGTGGGAAATATAAGATTTCCCACGGTGAAGGGGTTCTGCGGCGACTTGGCGCTCAGTTTGCTTGGTTTCCCAAGCAGCTGCTTCTGTCAGGCTTGATCCTGACCCGAAAGCACCAAGCCACCGAACAAATTTCATCTGAGTCTCCTTGTATTTGCTTCAGCGGATTGCCTCGGCTTGGTGAGTACAATACAACTACACTAAATGGTCGTCAACAACTTTTTTGCTAATTTCGCCACCAGGAACGAAAGTTTTTGATTGCGCTAATGGTTGTGCGCGAAACCTCAAACTTGCGCCCTACTTCGGCGCAGCTTATGCCGTCATCTAACAGGCCGCGAATCAGCGCCACGTCATGCGCGGTTAGCTTGGCGTGATGGTGTGTTTCGCCGTATGTCGGCATCAACCGTTGTTCACGCTCAAACGGTAATTGGCGTTGCGCTTTGATTTGACGTACTTGGATCAACTTGCATTGCTTGCACCAGGACTGTAAATATCTTCCCTGTTTTTGTGTATAAAAGTCTGTAATCGGCTTAACTGTCCGGCATTTTGTGCATTGTTTTGAGTCCATATTCTGTTTACCACCTTGTTATATTTACCGTCGCGCTTGTACTTGATCGTTGTTGGCGGAATGCCCTTGTTCAAGTTGCCAGCTTGGCGAATCAAGTCATCATCTAAACTTGCGTCAGCCTGTTGTGCGATCGTGACTATTTCTAAGCGTGACTTATGTCCAGCATAGCCGTCATGCAAAACAGGGAAAAATTCGGTTATTGGTTGAACGTCCATCCGGTCGCTGTAGTAACGCACTGAGAGCATATGCTTTCCACTCGTTTTACTGATGTACTTCTGCCAGTGCCAGTCAATGACGGTCATCTCAGTGGATTCTAGCCCCATAATATCCGCATCACTTAGCTTAAGTTCTTTCTTTTTTTTAACGGGAAAAACCGCGTCGCATGACGGGCATGTACTTGTTGAGATGGCAACAATCTCACCACATTCATCGCACGTTTTTGTAGGCGCTTGCCCGTCGCCTTGCTTGTTTTTGTTCGGCGGCTCTACGGCGGTTATAGGCCCGTGTTGCTTCACTACACCGGCAAAATCCAGCACTAAACAATGATCCGTGTGTGACTTAGGACGCAAACCACGGCCTGCCATTTGCACATATAACCCTGGCGACATGGTTGGACGCAGCATCGCTATTAGGTCAATGTCGGGATAGTCAAACCCAGTCGTCAGAACATTCGCGTTAGTCAATGCTTGAATCTTGCCAGCTTTAAAATCTAACAAGATTCGCTCGCGCTCGGCTTTTGGAGTGGCTCCTGTCACGCACTCGGCGGTTATGCCTTGCGCCTTGAGTTCGCTGGCAATGTGTTCAGCGTGTTGCACGCCAGCGCAAAACAAAAGCCATGCCTTGCGATCACCCGCTAGTGTTTTGATTTCAGACACTACGCGCTGGTTGATTGCGTCCGTATCAACGGCTTGCTGTAACTCGCGCTCTATGTACTCACCGCCCCGCTTATGAACGCCTGTAATGTCCAATAGAATTTGGGTAACTTTTGATCGTAGCGGCATCAAATAACCCTTGTTTATCAACTCTTCAATTGTCACAGGTTCAATCAATTGGTCAAAAATAGCAGGTTTTTCAATAATATAGCCATGCCCCAATCTGTATGGGCTAGCGGTCAATCCTATCACCCTTACATTAGGATTTGTCCGATAGATGTCCGATAGAAATGTCCGATAGCCGCCCTCATCGTTGTGATTTACAAGATGACATTCATCTATAATCACTAAATCGACATGCCCGACTTGATCCGCGTGTTTCCTGATTGACTGAATACCTGCAAACGTGATGGGTTCCCCCAATATCTTCTGCCCCATACCGGCTGAATAAATACCCATAGGCGCGTTAGGCCAGTGCTGACGCATTTTTTGAGCGTTCTGTTCTATCAATTCCTTAACATGCGTCAGCATCAGGATGCGGGTCTCAGGCCACGATTGCAACGCATCCTTGCATAACGCGGCTATAACGTGACTTTTACCCGCGCCGGTTGGCAAGACAAGACAGGGATTACCTGAATTGCGGCTTAACCAGTCATAAAGCTGGTTTATGGATCGTTGTTGGTAATCGCGCAGCATCATCCAATTACCCTCCCATTCAACACGTCGCGCATTGCTTCACTAGTATTGTCAGGATTAGCGCACGCGCTAGGATTTGAAAGTATTTCACGGCTTGAAAACACAAAAGCATCGGGTTCACCGTTACGCACTGGCTTTCCGTCAATTTCAAAAGTCCATTCATTTTCGGTGTGATTAAGTATTTTCCATGGCACAAGGTCAAAATGCAGTAAATGCGACTCGCAACCTGTACGCTGAAACTCAACTGGAATTTCAGCATGATCGTGTTTTGCACACGTCCAAGTGCTTTTGTCTGTAGTCGAATGACAGCACGTCCGACAATTAACTTCTTTCGTTGTGTGGCTTTTGTGGCAAAAGTCATGCGCTACGCACATTTTGCAAATGTACCAACCAGGATTAGCACTCATTGGCTCAGGCATGCGCACAGATTGCACCAATCGCTTACCGCGATCTACATACTTTTGTGCCAATTCCTTATCAAATCGCACTCGTTCTGTATAGATTTCGTCATTATCTTTACATATCGCATAATACAACGCTCGGTCAATCTTTAAGCCAAGCATATAAAGTTGCATTTGTATGTAATGTTGCGGCTTAGATTTTTCGACGCCATGCTTTTGCAAGTCATCAAATGACTTTTTGCTGTGCGTCTTGCACTCCAAAACGTGATATTTTAGCGGCGCTTCCGGTACGCCGGCGGTTATAACACCGTCCACGCTTCCTGATATGTGCCAGCCAAAGTCAACCGATGATTGGCGGTCGCTAACTTTGACGCCAACGGCTCGCAAGTCTTGCAAGATAGACGATTCCTCTAACTGGCCTCGACGAAACAGCCTTAAGGTGCGTCCGTCAAATTTTTCAATAACCGCCCAGCGGAAAGACAGCCACAAATAGCGGTCGCAAGGATGGCCCAAGATTGAGCAACCCATGTGCGGGCGCGGCGGTTCTTGCGTATCGGCATGATGCTGGTCAATCAAACCGGCCAGCGTGATGTCTGGTTCAGGTATTTGCATTAGAATAATTCCTCTTGCTGTCCGTTCAATGCTTCATTGATGTTAGCGCATGCCAGTTCCCAATATTGAGGCTTCAATTCTGAGCCAACAAAACGGCGGCCCATTTTGACAGCGCAATATCCCTCACTGCCAATACCCGTAAAAGGCGAAAACACCAAATCATTAGGGTTAGTCCATAAGTGTATACATCTTTCTATCACGTCAAGCTGTAAGGGGCACATGTGCTTTTCGTCATTTTCTCCCCTAGCAGGCAATTTGTTTAAGGTGCGTGATTGGTTAATGTCATCCCAAATTGGGCTGGCGTATTTTTGCCACAAATGAACCGGCAAATCCTCACCATGTTTTACCCTGGGTTCAGCTTCGCCAGGCTTACGCATTGTGACAACATAGTCAGGTAATCCATTGCGAGACATGCTGCTATTTTCTCTTATGGTTTTGTGCAACAAGCCTAACGCTTTGGTGCGTTGCATGGCGACAACTGGATCTTTCCAAATGCACACTTCTGAATGATAGATAAACCCAACTTTCTGAAATGCTCGAATCAAGTCACCGCGAAAATCACGCAAGCCAATAAATCCTTGGCGCATTTTTGTAGTAGGCAAATTCATGCAATGAAACGAAACATTACGTCCTGGCTTAATTATTCTGTATAAATCCTCAATCAAATAAGACATTTGCAATATAAATTGATTGTCATCTTTACAATTTCCCATGTCATGATCTGAATTTGAATACACAAACAAATCAGCAAAAGGTGGGGAAAAAACAGAATAGTCAATGGATTCATTTGCAATAGTTCTGGCAATTTTGACGCAATCCCCAAGTCGCACTTCAAAACGATCAGTTTTCATTACATCTTCTCGGTATTCTTCTGTTATCGTTACGGTTCCGCTTAATTCGTTATTCATAATGTCCCTCATGTGTTCAATCATTGATTCACTCATTTCGTGATGTTGTTTTTCTTTTCTTTTGATATTTGCTAATACTTGGCCTTCGCTTTCTGCGGTTATCATGTAAACATGCACATTTCTTGTCTGTCCAAAACGATAACATCTGCGAACGGCTTGATAGAATTTCTCGAACGAATCAGACAATCCAACAAATCCTATTCTGGCGCAATGTTGCCAATTCATACCAAAACCGCAAATAGATGGCTTGCTAATCAAGCATTTTAACGAACCATCTGAAAACGCTAACATGTTTTTGGTTTTTGTTTCAGGTTTATCGCTACCCTGCACATTTACTGACCCTGCAATCAAAGATTGCAATAGTTCAGCCTCGTCATTGAGATGAGTCCAAATCAACCAGGGCTCATCTGGTTCCTTGTTAACAATATCAGCTAATGCTTGGCATCTTGCTTCAATGCTTAATCTTTGCGCTCTGCGACGTTCTGTAAGCGTCATAGCTTGCTTTGAAAACAAATCGCCATCGCTTTCACAGTCAACAACATGCTCAAAATATACGGGTTCCGGTAAATTGTATTTGCTGCCATCAAATC